TAGGTAAAGGCTCTCTTAACGATGCTAGAATTGGGTTAGGTGTTAATGGAAACCACAGTAATGATGCTGTTATAGTTAGGCGCTTTCATTTATGGGCGCGTAAAAATAACGTAGACAGTGGAACAATTCACGATGCTTTCTTTACTAATATAGGTGAAGCAAGACGTGCAAAGGATGCTTTAAGGACCATCTATGCAGATGCCCTAGAAGGCGATACTATAAGAAAAACCCTTAGAGAAATGCGCAGACAAGGAATGTCTTATAGAACTTACCAAAGGCTTCTTAAAGAAGCTAAAGATCAGGGTCTTATTGACCCTCCTAATAAAATAACAAGAAAAGACATACTAGCACCGCTCAAAGACGGGCAGGATTGGTATGGGATCGGGCCATAGTTATTTGTAATAGCCTATGCCTTTTTAGATTCTGTGAATCAAAATTAAACATTAACCTCAAGCTGTGCTTGAAAGGAAAATATTATGAGTGAAGAAAATACAGTAGTTGAAGAAGAAGTAACTGAAACAGAGTCCAATGAGACTAATGAACAAGAAACTGTTCAAGAGGAAACATCTGACAGTGTTGATCCAATTGAACAAGAGGTTTCCAATAGACTTGCTAAAATGAAGTCTAATGTTGACCGCATGGCTAAAGAGCGAGACGAAGCTCTTAAGAAAGCTGCTGAAATCGAACAACAACAAAAACAAGAAACGATGAAGCGGCTAGAAGAAGAAGGAAAACTTCAAGAGCTATCAGAAATGAAAATTGCTGATCTTGAAGCTAAACTAAAAGTCTACGAAGAAGAGAATACTAAGTTAAATCGAGATAGCGTTGTTAACTCATTACTTGGTAGTTTAGATTTCCGAAATGATCGTAGTCGTCAACTAGCTTACCGTGATATTGTTGAGCAACTTGTTCAGAATGACAACGGTAGTTGGGTTCATAAGTCAGGAACTACTATTCAAGACTTTATTACCGCTTACTCAGATAATGAAGATAACTCATTCCTGTTTCGAGTGAAAGCTAACTCAGGGGCAGGAACAGCAACACCAGCAGGTGTTTCTAATACTAATGAAAAGAAAGCACTTAGTGAAATGTCAACTCAGGAAGTATTAAATCTTGCTGCAAAAGGGCAACTAGGTAGTTTCAATTATTAAATATAAATAGTTATATACAAGGAAATATAAGATGGCTATTACAAATACAGACTTTCAAAACGTAGCGTTGGCTATTTCTGCTTATGCAGATGAAGCATACACAACTGAAAAGAAACTAAATTCTTCAGGTATTGTAGGACAACGTGACGATATTAACGCTAACGGCGAATCTTTTATTGGTCAAATGCGTTACTACAAGCCACTTTCGGCTAACATTAACGTTCCATCGTTATCAAGTGCAACAGATGGTACTTACACTGATATCACAACTGACATTGCAGATTATGTTAAAACTGTTCGTACTTTTGGTGCGCAACAAGTTAATTTGCAAGAAGTTGTTTCACGCCAAGATGGTCTTGCCAAAATTGCGCGTGACTTTGCACAAGTACGTGGTGACGATGAAGGTAATGCTTTGTTGTCTTGCCTTAAAGGTGTAGCACTAAGCGAAGTTACTCTTGGTGACAAAGGTGGTTCAGGTGCAGGTGGTTACATTGCATTTGACACAGATGGCGATGCTTCAAACACTGGTCACTTTGTAGACGTTAACGCTCTTGGTGAATTTGGTGCTGCTGCAACAGGTGCATCTGATCAACGTCCATTGTTTGATTCAACTGCTACGGGCGCTGCTCGTGGTGAGCGGTTGTTTAAAGCTTTGGGAATGGGCTTTAAAGACTATGAGCCAGACTTTATGTATCTAGTAACTTCACCCGAAGTTATGGACTCGTGCAAACCAAATGATTTCAGGTGCTGCTTCAGGCGACTTGAATGCTCGTTCAACTAAGTGTTCTTTCTTGATTAAACCAGCTTCAATTACTGCTGCTCCTGTATCTGTTCCAACTCCTGTTGAAGTAGACCGTGATGCGGCTTCTTACACTGGTGGTGGTTCAACTAACATCTGGTATCGTTATGGCTTTATCATGCATCCAATGGGGTATGACTGGTCAGGCGCAACAAACGCCTTTGCAACAAATGCAACTTATGCTGCTGCTGCTTCTTGGACTCGTAAAATGAGCGCATTGAACTTGGGCATTTTGCCAGTCTTCCACTCATAATAAGTTAGGAGGAACTAATGGCTTTAGTTCTAAATACTAATAGTTATGTTGCCGTTGCTGCTGCAGATACTTACTTTGAAACTCGCATCGATAGTGCTAATTGGACTAACGCAGCAGAGACTTTAAAAGAAGATGCACTAGTAACAGCTACACAGCTTATAGACAATCGTTCTTGGATTGGTTCTGCTGTTAGTTCTTCCCAAGCTCTTGCATGGCCTCGTAAAAACACTTCTCATTATAATCCTAGATTAAACTTAGAAGTTAAGTTTACAGAGTCAGAAATTCCTAATGCAGTTAAAATTGCTGTTTATGAACAAGCATTGCATCTGTTAAACAATGAAGATTTGTTAGCACAAACAACTCAAACCTTTGAAAGCATTTCTATTGGAAGTATTAGTTTATCTGATACTAATGGAGACGTTACAAGAACTTCAATTACACCTAGTATTGTAATTAAACCTTTACGCCACCTTATTCGAAGAGGTGTAGAAGGTATGGGTTCTTCTTGGTGGAGGGCTAACTAATGTCTTTATCAGCAAAAGTAACAGCTGCTGTTAATAAGGCTTTTGATAGAGCAGGAGATCTTGTTAAGACTGCTACACTATCAACTAAAGCAGTTACAAGCTATGAATTATAAAGCTATTTTAAAATCAGGCGTTGATTTATCAGTTTATGATACGCTTACTGTAGGCTCAGTAGTTTATAATATAACAGATCATACTGATAACGACTTTACTATTGAAGCCACTTTGACAAAGGAACCTTAAAATGTTTCACAATATCTTAGCGGATGTTAATAGTGTTTTTGCCTCATCAGCTTGGACAAGTAATAACATAGCAATGTATCCTGAAAATTATCAGGGTTCAATTTCAAACAGTAATGAATTTTGTCGTTTTAATATTCTTCCTAGTGCTTCTGATCATTTAGCTTATGGCGGTGATAAAAGCCTTTCAGGTTTATTAATTGTTAGAATATTTGTTAAAGCAGGTGAGGGACAAACCCGAATTATGCAATTATCAGATATACTAGATAATTCATTTGAAAATAAAATTTTAACTAATAAGACAGAGTTTGGAAAATCTTATTTGAATGTAGAAGGGCTAGACCCAGCTAATCAGTCGCTTTATCGCGCACAATATATAATACCATTTAAAATATACGGAGAATAACAAATGGCTCATATTTCATCTTTGAGTTCAGGTATTTTTACATACCTAGACTTTCACAACGCGGCACCTGCTGCATCTGTAGACACAGCAGCAGAATACGCAGGTTTGTTTGTAACAGCAAACGCTTCTGCTATTTCACGAATTCCATCAGTACGTCAGTTTCCATCAATCGGTACTCCTGCTAACATCGTAAACGTACCTGTTTATGGACAAAACACTTCATCACAGGTTCAAGGTCAGTCCGATGCACCTACACTTGAAGTTACTGTTAACTATGTTCCAGAAGACATGGACGCTTTCCACGCTCTTATTGGTACACAAGGTGCATTCCGCTTTATGATGTGTTCACAGGCAACTACACTTGCAGCTAGCTTAGACACTGCAACTACAGCGTTAACTTGTAAAATGGAAGCTATCCTTGTAAATCCTGCGTTGACAGATTCTACAACCGCTACGGTTACTATGTCAACTCAGTCTTATTTCTTTGGACCAGTAACACTACCATAAATTAAAATACTTTGGAAGTCCCTTTATTGGGGCTTCCTTAACTTTATTAGAAAGATTTAGTATGACAGACAAACCGTTTAGTAAAACGTTTGTAATGCGAACTACTTTTCGGCATATGCGCCGAAGTGTAGATATTAGTATTCGTAAGAGTTTTGAGCGCTTTCAAGATTTCGATAGTGACTCAGACATCGGAAAAGAAATTATGGAAACCCTATCAGTATTACATACGTGCAGAAAAATGCTTGATGATTTTCAAGC